AGCGATAATAATATTGATTGTTATACTGAGCTCTACCAATACAATGTAAGTGATCCTAAGAGGGTTAATATAAACAGGTTCAATAAATAAGTTGATACTATGCGGAACTACATTATAATTATGATGTGAGTTATCGAAATATAGTATATAATGGTAGGGAGAGTTCGATTAAACTCTTCACTTGGGACGAGAATGGTAAACGTATTTCGTACGAAGCTTCACACGAGCCTTATTTATTCGTTGAAGGTCATGGTAAGTATGAGTCTATTTTCGGTACTACCTTAATTAAGAAGAAGTTTCAGAATCAGTACGGCCGGTATAAATTTATTAAAGATACAGGTATTAAGAGAGTATTTGAAAACTTACAACCACATCAACAGTACCTTGTAGATCGTTACTGGGAGGAGAATGAAGAAGAGGACTTTAATAAGCATCCTATCAAGACGATGTTTATCGATATCGAGACTTACTCGCCCGATGACTTCCCGGATATTCAAACCGGTAATCATAAAGTAACTGTTATAACTGTATATGATACGTTAGCAGATCACTTTACAACTTGGGGATTGTATGACTATAAGAATCATCAAGATGATGTAACATACATAAAGTGCGATGACGAGAGAGATCTATTCAAGAAGTATATTCAGCATCTAGAGCAAGACTTCCCTGATATCCTGTCTGGTTGGAACTCTGAGTTCTTTGATATACCATATATTATTAACAGATGCCGCCGTATCCTTGGGGATGAGTGGGTTGCTCGTATGTCACCTACAGGTAATGTAACAAGTAGAGTCATTAAGGGAGCCTTTGGCAGAGACCAGACAAAGTGGTCTATTGAAGGTATATCGCTACTTGACTATCTTGACGTGTATAAGAAGTTCTCTATGGGTCTCCGTGAGAGCTATAAGCTCGATGCTATTGGTGAATTAGAGCTTGGTGAGAAGAAAGTTGAGTATGGTAATATGAATCTCGCTACTCTATCTGACGAAGACTGGCAGACGTTTGTTGACTATAACATTCAAGACGTTAGACTTCTTAAAAATCTAGATGTTAAACTAAAGTATATTGATCTTATTCGTATGCTGGCCTATTCTGGACTGACTTCTTTTGAAGCAGCTATGGGATCATTATCCGTTATTAACGGCGCTACTGCTATTAGAGGTAGGAGGCGTCGACAGTGTATACCGACATTTATTCGTAATGAAGATACGGGTAAGAATCCTGGTGCGTATGTAGGTGAACCTTTAAAGGGATTTCAGAAAGATATTATTTCTTTTGACGCTAACTCGCTGTATCCGAACGTGATGATATCTCTTAATATGTCTCCGGAGACTAAAGTCGGTAAAATTGAAGATAAGAACGATAAGGAGGTTACCATTAAGCATGTTAATGGCAAGACGTTCACTCTACCAATTGAGAATTTTAGTAAGTTTGTTAAGGATGAAGAAATCGGTATAAGTCGCGCTAACGTTATGTTTACACAGAAACGTAAGGGTGTAATGCCTGAGATCTTAGATGAGTATTATAATAAGCGTGTTGAAGTTAAGAAGATACTCAACAAGCTAAAGCATGAGTATGCTGCTAACCCTACACCTGCTCTAAAGGTGCGTATTGATCAGTTAGATTCGAAGCAGCTCTGTATTAAGATTTTTATTAACTCGATATACGGTTACTTCGGCAATAAGCATGCCCCGTTCGGTGATGATGATATTGCTGCATCCATTACCTTAACTGGTCAAGCGGTAATTAAAGCGTCTAATGAGCTACTTAAGAAGTATATAACTAAACGTGTAGGTATTGATGATGAGCAGAAGCTTAATGACAGTGTTATATATAATGATACAGACTCGTCGTATATATCCCTCAAGCATATTATTGATAATACTGATATTAACTTTACCGGTCCAGATGGTAAAGTGACTAGTGAGCTACATGATGAGGTTCAAAAGATTGAAGATTTCCTGAACGATGAAATTAAAACTTGGGGTATACGTTCACTTAACTCTCAAGATTGTAGGTTTGTGTTTAAACGTGAAATGATCGCTGATGTCGGTGTATTTCTACAGAAGAAACGTTACGTTATGCATGTACTCGACGACGAGGGAATTGCTATGGATAAATACAAGTATACTGGTGTTGAGGTTGTCCGTAGTACGATGCCGGCAGCTATTAAACCGTATGTTAAGAATATTATTGAGACGATGTTGAGTACTCGAGATATCAACAAGACTAATAGCGTCCTGAATGAAGCATATAAGATTTTTAAAAGTTTACCTATTGAGGATATCGCTTTTGTGTCTGGTATTAAAGGGTACGAGAAGTACTCGACTCAATGTGACGGTTTTACGACATGCAAAGGTATGCCTAGTCATGTTAAGGCCGCATATTACCACAACATACTTCTTAAGAAGTTTAATATCGATAAAGAATATGAAGAGATCGGTAGCGGTGATAAGGTTAGATTTTATTATGTACAGAAACCTAACCCATATAATATAGGTAATGTAGCATACAAATACTACCTACCTGATGAGTTTAAGGATAAGCTCAAGATAGATTACGAGTTAATGTTTGAAAAGATTATTTACTCTGCTATTGAGCGATTTTATGATAATGTGAGTTGGTCTATTCAAAGACCTGGTGCTGCAGTTCAGACAGATTTATTCGATTTACTTAGTTGATTAGACGGGAACACCAGTATAATTATACATATGACAGATAAAAAGTATACCACGTTTATTGATAACGCAGGCCGCACCGTTTTCGGTGAGGAAGTATCGAGAGGTGATTTTATTCAGGTAAAGAGCCCTGTAATGATCACTGTTCAACCACAGCAGGACGGCCAGATGGCAGTGCAGCTTTTCCCACTATTCTTTCCAGAGTTCATCCAACCAGTCGGTGAAGATGCAGAACGTTCGACCGTCTTCTCTTGGAGTGTTAATAACATTGCTTTAGGTAGCGATTTTGAAATTGAGCCACGTATTGTCGATCAATACGAAAAGGTTGTTAATCCTGTACTAGTACCGGTTGAAGCTGCAGCTGAAGAAGCTCAAGATGATGAAGAGGTAATTAAACTCTTTGACGAGTAAGATTTATCTGCCTGCCATGCCTCTGACTCAAGCATACTTTGGCGAAAAACTCTAAGAATCTGACCGAGTCTTAGATTGGTATTTAGGTTGAGTTTGTAATTCCTCTGCGACGGTAGGGGTTGATAATAAGGATAAGGATTGGAAACGGTCGACTCCCTTACATTTTTAAATTAGTTTAGTTGATACATATACTTGTTTATGTAAATATTTTTATGTCAAATTGGTCAACAGAATCATTCCGCCCTCCATCTGACAACTCGTCATATTTCGGACATGTCAGGAAAGACGAAGCTGAGAAGATCCGTGCTGAAATCAATCAGCAAGTACGTAATGAAGCTAATATAGCTATACATAATATCGTTACCCAAAAAGATGCAGAAATCGCTAAGTTGGTAGAACAGATTGATGAGCTTAAAGCAGCTAGTAAAAAGCCAGAACCTGAGGTTGCCGAATTTGCTCCACCCCCCGGTTACATAAAGGGAGTAATATCTGCAACATTTTCAGAGTCCAAAGACATTCAGATTATTAATAATGCTTTATACAGAGCAATAAGATATGGTCAATTAACTGAGGATGATTTAAAGGACGAAAATCTAGAAAAAATAAGAACGATTATTCTCTCTTGGAAAGAGTTCTTTGAAGAATATAAATGGAAGAGTAACCATATATCAACTAAGATAAAAAAGCTTCTGAAAGATACAGAAGAAATGTTATGATTATTACTTGAACGGGGTAGAAAGTATACTATAATCGGTATATGAGTAAAGAAATTGATGATATTTTATCTGTAATTGATAAGTCAAACCCTTATGCGTCCTTCCTAAACGATAGCGCGATTAGTAACGTCGATGGGTGGATCGATACTGGATCAATGGTACTTAATGGTATTGTATCAGGTTCACTACACGGAGGCATTCCAAAGAATAGAATGACCCTCTTAGCGGGTCCGAGCATGACCGGTAAATCGTTCATTCTTCAGAAGATTCTGGCTAACGCTCAGAAAGAAGGTCTAATTCCTGTTATCTTTGATAGTGAGAACGCTATCGATAAGGATGGTGCAGAAGCTCTAGGTTTAGATGTTAGTAAGGTAAAGTATGTACCAGTTTTTAGTATTGAAGAGTGCCGTAATACAATCTATGACTTTCTTACTAAAGTTAAGGAAAAAGGACAGGAAGGTAAATTTATTATCGCTATTGATTCGTTAGGTAATATGGAGAGTCAGTTACAGATTAATCGTCAAGAGAAGGGTAATGTAAGTGCTGATATGGGTAGTAGAGCTAAGGCAATGAAAACTCTTTTGAGAACCTGTACGCAGTTATCTGGTTTAACTAAAACTACTATTCTTGCAACTAACCATATCTACGAAGACCCTGCAGCTCTATTCCCGTCACTCGTGAAGAACATGCCAGGTGGTACTGCAACCGTGTATCTACCTTCCGTTACTATACAGCTTGCTCGTAAACCTGTTAAAGAGGATAAGAATACAGATGGTAAATTAGCAGTAGGTCAAAAGAACTATTCTGGTGTTATTCTACGAGCTCTAACTGTCAAGAATCGTTTCATTAAGCAATACTTGCAAGGTGAAATGTACTTATCGTTTGATCGTGGTCTGCATAAATACTTCGGCTTATTGGATCTCGCAGTAGGGCTCGGAGCAGTTGTACAGACCGGTGCTACATATCAATTACCTGATGGCAAAAAGCTAGGTTATTATAGTAAGTGGAAGGATGATTTTGAGTTATGGGATAACACCATTATACCTGTCGTGGAAGAGAGGATTAAGAAAGAGTGGAAGTATAGTAACGACAACTCCAATGACGATGAAGTTATTCCGGATGAAGTAACTGAGGAGGATGCATAGAATTGCGGAACAAGTATATAATTAAAGAATGAGAATGAAAAGAAAGATTGTTGTAACTCTCAGTGGTGGGATGGACTCTGCTGTATTATTGTTTAAAGCCGCAAAGATAGCTGATGAAGTACATACTATTAGTTTTGATTACGGTCAGCGCCATAAACGAGAATTAGAATGCGTTAAAAAGCAGCTAGCTGATGTTAAGAGTCTTTATCCCGAAACAGTATTTCATAATAAACTACTTGATACGACCTTTATACGAGAGATGGCCCCGGTTTCGTCACTTACTAATGATGATATCAATACTCCTAATGTAAATGAAATAATGGGTGAAGCTCAACCTAAGAGTTATGTACCGTTTCGTAACTTAATGTTCTTGAGTATGCTGTGTTCTTATGCTGAAGCAGTAGAGGCTCATGAAGTATGGTATGGTGCTGCTCAAGCAGATAGCTTAGCTGGTTATTGGGATGGCTCGGAAGAGTTCGTAGAGCAGCTCAATAGCGTTACTGCATTGAATAGAGAGAATAGAATTACAGTTAAAGCACCTTTAATTGAAATGTCTAAAAAAGATATCGTCTTAGACGGTGTCTCCTTAGGGGTAAACTTTAGTAATACATATACATGCTACTCAGGTGAGTACCCTTGTGACGCTGAGTCTGCTAGCAGCAGCTTAAGGCTACAAGGCTTTGTTGAAGCTAAACTGAGAGATCCCTTAGAGTATACGCAGCAAGATAAGTTAGACGCTGTATATGAGAAGAATGGCTGTAAGGCTATCGAGACGTAGTATTAGTCTCCTTTACCCCATGATAGCTTACCGCCGAGTCTAACAGAGATATAGAACACTGTAGCTAAGACTTCCCAAAATATAGAGCTCTTTGCCTGCCTTACCATATGCAATAAGAATCTGGTATCCGCTTCTTCTCTGCTAAACCTAGTAGTCTCGTAATCGAGATCATGTACTTTACAGCTAGCATTGAATTTAGCACTTAGAATCCTTCGAACCCACTTTGGAGTCCACCATGCGCCGCAGTAGTACTTATTTTTCACTTGATTAGTACCCGTGAGTATGTCGTCTCTGTTGAGCGTAGAGGTTTTGGATTCTTTCTCTCTCTCGGTTAGCGAGTAAGCGGTTAATCTCTTGTGGTGACATTTTCACTTCCTCTGCCTCTTCTCGCTTACAGCTGTCAGCCGGTGCCTTAGACATATAACGCGCAGTTGATTCTTGATCTTCACCACCTTCTCTTTTCCTGAAATATAGATTCTGTGTAGGGCTAAAGAACCATTCATCTTCATCAAAGTCAGCCAGTCCCATAGCCAACTCCATCTCATCCGGCGTCAATCTGAACTCATCTTTAAGACTGAGCTTTTCGTTATCCTCGTGACGCTTTTTATTATCAGCGCAATCTGGGCAACCACCACATGTACATCCATTCTCTGCATCTTCGCATGCAGCGTGCTTGTCTTTAGCAGCCTGCTTCATTGACTCATCTTTATCACCATCACCGTCGATATCTAGATAGTCCGGCTTTGCTTCTGCATCTTCAACGTTAGCAGCCATTGTAGCTGTACCTTTTTTAATAAGATCAGCAGCGGCAGCAGCACGAGCTTCATCACCACGACGCTTATACTTAGCATGAACTGCTTTAGCAGCTGCCATATAGTCTTCATCATGACTAGCAGGATCACTATCGTTTATAATACTGAATCTCTTTTGAATTTCAGCTTCAACACCATCAGCAACTGCACCTTCAGCGTTTTCAGCACCAAAAAGCTTCTTATCAATAAGCTTATCTTCATAAGTATCCTTATCCTCTGGATCTGTTCCATTATCAAAAGCATTCATAAGATCAATCTTCTTCTTCATACCAGGAAACTTACCGCTTCTCATTGCATGTAAATCTTCTAAATGGTCCGGAATGTCTTCATCTGAATGACGTTGCGTATGAAAATCATCAAGTTCAGACTCTTCTTCACTACCAACCATTTCTTTTTCAAGAACTGATACCATATCACGTAAATATGCTTCAGCAAGATGATACTCTTCAAACTGGTGCATATAGTCGAGGAACTGCTTAAATCTCTCAATACTATCTATTTTTGCACCGGTATCAGCGATATTGACAAGTACCTGAGGGTCGAGTTCGTCAAGCTCACTGAGTTGAGCAAGTACTTTAGTGAACGCTACTTTTAGCAGAAGCTTCTCGTCCTTGACATCAGGATCTTCTCCTGTCTCGACTGGAGCCTTTTCAATTGCATCCATTGTCGTATTTTTGATCTCTTCAGCTGAAAGATTGCTATACTCTTTTGTTTTATATCCTTCGTCCTTCTTAGGTCGGACATTCTTACCTGTTCTTAAGATCATCGCGATTCTAAGAAACTCTGATACTCTATCTTCATCTGTACCTTCTACATTCTCGGTAGCGTATGCTTCGAATTCATTCGCAAACGTATCCAGCATTTCTGGACGTTCAATCGCGATTTGACCAACCATTGCATTAACATCTTTTGCTGCTGGCTTTCTTTTTGAATCTTTAAATTCAGCTGGAATGACTTCAGGGTGCTTATCCTGCAAGTAGTTAAAGAAAAACAGACGTGCATCACGGTAAGGTACACCAATGTTGAGTTTCTTCATTTTATTAACAACCGGCTTCAGCGTCTTAGCAATGCTCTCTTCTAAAAGCTCTTCAGCAAAGTAATGTTCGCTGCTCTCATTAATTACTCGGTTCGTCCATGTAGCAAAATTCATAATAATATTTATGGATTCCTCGCTGATTTCAACTATAATAAGGTTATGTGCGGAATATATTGTAGTGACGATAATAACACCTTCGAAGTATTAGAGGAAGCTAACCAATCTAGAGGCAACTTTGCTACTGGATTACTGTATACATCTATCGAGGGTGACCAGACCCACTATGGTATTATACGCAAAGAAGGTTCTTTTAATATGGAAGATACAAGCATACCTGAAAATTGTAACTTATTCTTAGGTCATAACCAAGCGCCTACTAGTAGTCAGAGGAGTTTTCAAGATGAAACCTCACACCCGTTTGAAGTCGGGGATTGGGTAGTAGCTCACAACGGAGTATTGACTAACTTTAAGGAACTGCAACAAGAATGTAAAGTTGTACCTGAAAATCCTGTGGATAGCTATATTATACCATACCTACTGGCTGAGAATGATTATAGAGATGGTCCGAGTGATGGTGTAGTAGAAGGTGAAATTAATAATATTACAAAAGTATTACAACGATTAGAGGGTACCTATGCTGTCTGGATGTATAACACCTGGAGTAATAACTTATATGTAGCTAGGCAGGGTAGTACCCTTTTCTATAAAGGAACACATGTATCATCTATTAAAGGTAATGGTTATACCGAGGTGACAGAAGGTACTATATACAAATATAGTCCAGCAGGGTATGAGAAAGTATCAACATTTGAGTATAAATCACCATTTCTAACATTATGAGACATATAGCATTATTTTCACAGACAGGTTCAGAGATAGCAAATCTTATGGAACGCGGCATATCACCTGACGCTATCTTCTTTGACCAGAAGGATAGTACAAAGATTGATAGTAGAATAGATATTAAAAGCACGGGTCATCAGATCTCAAAGAAAGATGCTAAGTCTGTTGATCACTTGAGGGAATGCTTCGGTGACCCTAAGACGTGCTTTATTACGTTACATGGTTGGCTCAATATTATACCTAAAGAGATATGCGAAGAATATGATATATACAATGGTCATCCTGGCTTAATAACAGAATTTGAATGTCTTAAAGGTAAAGATCCTCAAGTTAGAGCATTTAATGGCAACTACAATCGCATTGGTTCTGTTATTCATCATGTTACACCTGGTGTAGATGAAGGAATGGTAGTTCTCTCGCACGGTGTAAAGAATAACTGTACAACACTAGACGAGATGTTCGATACTCTTAAAGATATATCGCTAAATCTATGGCTTGATTTCTTTGATAGGTGGTAGTATAATTTATATATGAATGATTTAAAGACAACTGGAAAGCCTCGTCAGTTTGAAACTGGCGCGCAGCGTGATAGTAGTGAAGGTAAATTGCGTATGAGCTTAGTACCGCATAAAGCTATGGAATCAGTTATGATGAGATACTTACAGGGGGCAGAAACGTACGGTGAAAATAACTGGCGTAGAGGCATGAAACATTCTGTACTATATGATAGTACAATGAGACATCTAATGCAGGACTTTAAGGGTGATGAGAGTGAAGATCATCTCGGAGCTGCATTATGGAATATTATGGGTATGATCTGGAATAGGGACAATAAGCCAGAATTGGATGACCGTAAGGATTATGAATAATATAAAAATTTATACAGCAACCAAAGGGGATAAGAAAGACTGTATACTTTATAAATGCCTACAGAGTTATAACCCAGATCATCTCGGAATCTCAGTACATTACGAAGATAAAAATACTAAAAGTCTTCAACGGTGCTATAATAGCTTTATTGATGATGCGCGGAAAAATAATATTGACATTGCAGTATTAATACATGATGATGTGTATATTAATACACGTGATCTTTACTCTCTTATATCTAAAGCTGCGGGTAAATATAACGTCTTTGGATTAGCTGGTGCTACTACTTGTAAGGTCGGTAGCCCTGCCTTATGGCATCTTATGTCTGACCGGCAAGATCAAAGAGGTTGTGTAGCGCATGGTAGTGAAGATTCATACATGTATACCTCTTTCGGACCTGTACCGAGTAGATGTTTAGTTATTGATGGCGTCTTTATTGGTATTAATATTAAGGAGTTGCCTGAAAATGTAAGATTTGATGAATCATATCCATCAAAGTTTCATTATTATGATATAGACTTCTCCCTTGAATGTAACAGGAACCATGTTACAATAGGTGTAGTGGATATACCGATTATTCACAATAGCCCAGGACTAACTAATCCTGATAAAGAATTTTACGACGGCCAGTCATACTTCATCAAGAAGTGGCAAAAGTAGTATAACATAACACATAATGGAAAAGATTGATTTAGATTATTTTGAGAAAGTTCTAATATATAAGAGCTTAACAGACGAGCAATACTTAGCTGAGGTTATTGGTCATATTGAACCTGATATTATTGCCGATAAAAATATTAAGATTCTTTTTACGATTATTAAGAACTTTTATGATAAGAGAGGTGTACCCCCTACTCTAACAGAATTAAAGACTTACTTAACGAATGATGATGTTAAGAATGCTCTAAAGACTGTTGCTGGTAGTTTTGATGATTTAGATAAGAACCTTAATCACGAAGAATTATTAGATAACACTGAACGCTATCTTAAGGAAAGAGCTATATACCATACCATGATGGATGTAGCTGAAGATATTACGAACGGTAAGGTTGATACTAGTTATATTCTAGAGAAGTTTGAAAAGAGTTGTAGTATCGAGTTAAAGGATGATCTCGGTATTAACTTATTTGATGATATTGATGAAGTTGCGCGTGAGTTGAGCGTAGATGAGCCGACACTATCTTCCGGATGGGACTGGTTAGATGATCATTTAAATGGTGGTTTCTTGGCGAACGGGAGAGCGTTTTACTGCTTCGCGGGTCAGACGAACGTCGGTAAGAGTATCTTCTTGGGTAATATTGCGACTAATCTAGTTAAAAACGGTAAGAACGTATTAGTATTGTCTCTAGAGATGAGTGAAGTTATGTATGCTTGTCGTCTCGCATCTGACATTACTAAGATACCTATTGCGGATCTTAAATCTCAGACACCTACGTTAAAGCATAGTATGGATAGTATGGAAGGTATGGGAAAGCTTCTTATTAAGGAATTTCCACCTAATACTATTACCGCTCAGCAGATTGCTTCATATGTCAAGACTGTACAGTTAAAAGGTATTCAGGTTGATGCTATTGTATTAGACTATATTAACTTATTAAGAGGTTCACTTAATAGTAACCTATATGAACGTATTAAGTGTGCTACTGAGGAGGTGAGAGCGTTAAGTTATAAGTTTAACTGCCCTATTATTAGTGCTACTCAGCTCAACCGTACCGGTTATGATACCGAATCACCTACTCTTGATACTATTGGTGAGAGTATTGGTTTAGCTGCAACTGCTGATGTTATTGTTGGTATTACTCAAAGTGATACTGATAAAGAGCTTAATATTATTAATCTGCATATGATGAAGAACCGTTTCGGGGCTAACTTTGGTAAGAATGAAATGAGAATTGATTACGGTACCCTTACTGTCTCTGAAGACGATACACTTAATAATGATGACGGTGATTTCGGTGAGATGACGGACGCGCTCGATAGGCTGAGCCTTTGACGAGCTCAATAGTTGAGCTTTTAAAAAGGTGGAGTAAATAGTTTAAATGGGTAAAATACATGTATTTACAGATGCAGACTTAGATGGGGCAGGCTGCGTCTTCTTACTCAGACAAGCTTTCCCTACTTGTGAGATATCCTATAAAGCAACTACAGAAAAGAGTTTTAGACAAGATGTTCTTAACTGGCAATTAACTGATAGTTTTAAAAACTATGATAAGATATTTGTATGCGATCTTAATATTAAAGATGAGACATCTCTCATTGATGTAGACAATGTTATAGTATTTGACCATCATAAAGACCATGTCGAAGTAAAGCACGAGTACGTTAAAGCTAAACCAGTTATTGAAGAATATACATCATGCGCGCGTTTAATATATGATAAGCTCAAGCTGAAATCTAAACTAACTAATTACCAAGCGCTTTTAGTTAAACTCATCGATGATTATGATAGTTATACTTTGAGTATACCATATAGTAGACAGTTGAATCATATCTTCTGGAATTATACAGGTGATAGAGTATCAAAGTTCCTTACGGATTTTGGAGCTGGTTTTAATGGGTTTAATACTTACCATAAAAACACTCTCAAGTTAGTTGAGAGTAGATTAGAGAATTACTTTAAGACTGAGAAGCTATTCATGAACGATGTAGAGCTTAACGGTACGACGTATAAGTTAATTGGTGGTTTCTTTTCCTTCTCGCCGAATGAAATATGTGAAAAGGCTCTTAAGGATCACGACGCTGATATATGCATGTTAATGAGTACAAAAACTAAGACAGTCGTTTTTCGACGATCGAGTACATGTACATTGAGTATGAGAAAGCTAGCTAGTAGTTTATCAGATGGCGGTGGTCATGATGATGCAGCTGGCGCTACACTAAACGATAGTATCATTAATCTTACAAAGCTATTAAAGGAGATCGGCAATGAGTAAATCTCCTTCACAGAACATGGAAGATGCAGAATTTGAGCATGCATTTTATTCCTTCTGTACTTTCGTATCTCTGCTACATGGCAAGAAGATGAATTTCCCGACTGTCTTTCTCAAGATTCTAGAAAATGATAAGATTAGAAAGGTCTTTATTGACCTTATAGGGGAAGAGAGTGATTTCGGAGCAGTTCAGAAATTTATCGAGACAGAACCCTCTATAACAAAAAGTAAATACGTAACAAAGTACTTGAATAAGAATAAACAGATACTATCATAGATTATGTATGACTCAATTAGAGAAGACGATATATAATCAATGGTTGATAGTTTCGAGAGCTGTTGATAGTAAGCCTTTCAAGGTACGTGAGAACTTCGATAAATTCGAAGATAATAAATCTTATCCAGCTGTTGTCAAGCTCGCTAACTTTTTTAAAAGACATCCTTCGCTGGATATAAAGACTTTTTTCGAGGCACCTTATTTTGTGTATGATGATAAGTTATTCCCTCTAGAGTTTTACAGTAGCATGAGAGCCATTAAAGCATACACAAGCTATCATGATGAGTTCTTATTAAGCAATCCAGATGCAAGAGTATCGTTAGATTTTGTTAAGGGTAGTTTAGTCTTTATAAACAACTTCTGTAAGAGTGTAGGTATACCGATAGGGCAGTACCCGAACTACACAGAAAACAATCTACCAGTATTCTTTAAGCATTTAGGAGAGCGTAAAATTTCTATGTATATTTTATTTGCCTTTGACGATATAGACCGTAAAATAAGAGAGTATAAAGATAGTTTATATGTGCAGGCAAAATGCCGCGCTTTACAAAGAAGCAATTACATTAGAACGAAACTTTATGCATCAACAAAACTAAAAACAAATATCGAAAATATCAAAAAATTCGTAAAAACTAAAAGGAACTAAATTATAATTAAGCTATGACAAATATATCAAATTCAATGTTCGAGTCTATCCGCGGCGCTCTTGCAAGTACCGAAGAGAAGTCTTCTGGACCTACTAATATCCTACGTACTGAGCCTGGTAATACCTATACTGTACGTCTACTACCGTTTGCTAGTGATGCTAGTAAGACCTTCTTCCACTACTACCAGCACGGCTGGAATAGTTTCGCGACTGGTCAATATGTAAATGCTATTTCTCCTCAGACGTTTGGAGAGCGTGACCCTATCGGCGAGACTCGCTATAAGCTTTATCGCGGTAATGACGAGGAAAAGGCAATGGCTGGTAAGATTAACCGCTCTGAAAAATGGCTCGTTAATGCATATGTTGTTAATGATCCTGTGAATCCAGATAATAACGGTAAGGTAATGATTCTTCGATACGGTAAGCAGTTGCATAAGGTTATCGCTAGTGCTATCGAAGGTGAAGATGCAGCTGATTTAGGCGCACGTATCTTCGATGTATCTCCTAGTGGATGTAATCTTAAGATTGTTGTAGAGAAGCAAGGTGACTACCCGACTTATGTATCGTCTAAGTTTAGTTTCCCGTCTGAGATTCCTGGCATGGATGATGCTAAAGCTGAAGCAGCAATGAGTAATCTACATAAGCTAGATGAAGTATTTACTATTAAGAGTCACGATGAACTTGTTCAGATGGTAAATGAGCACATTACTGGTTCTGGTGATTCTGTTGAGCAATCACAGCCGAACGTATTACCAGCAGCTGCTCCAGTAGTACCTGCCGTTGAAAGTGTACCGACTCCAGCTGCGACTGAAGCACCGGCTCAGCCAGCTAATGATAGTGATGCAGAAATTAAAGACTTACTCGCAGGTTTAGACCTTTAATATATGGACCCAGAACTACCATTACCCGAGATGAGCTCTCAAATGCCTGAGCAGATACCGATGCCGACACCTCCTTCAGGGGATGATGATAGAGGTGCTCCACCGACTTCGTTTACAAGAGAACTAAGTCCACAGGAAAAGAGCAATGCGTTGATTCAATTCATGGGCGCGCAATATGGTGAACTTAATCAATTAGATAGTCAAATTGAAGGTCACGCAGCTCTAGGTAAGGGTAGTTCTGAGAAGGTTAAGCAGCAGGTAGCGCAGGTACTAGAGAATACACAAGCAGGTCCCCCTCCTGCCCCTGCCCCGGGACCTCCGCCAGTAGCA